TATATTTGTTAGAAATAAAATACCAAGAACTCTACTAAAATCCGGGATACGACCCAAAGTAGCATTCATGCTGCAGGATTATCCCACATGGCCCTTGTCTACCAACACCCTGGACAAGTTGGTTGAAAGTTTGCCTAAAAGGTTGTATTATATGAGTCAGAAACCATCTGACACTGTACAATCTATATGAGCTCATGCAAACTGGTAATTCGAGACGAAGTAAACGTCAAATTTGAAAACCTTTCTCTAGAACATAGAAAGAGTCTCAGCAATAAATTTAAATTTGAAATACCGTATGCTCGACATCTACCCGCAGTGAAACTGGGCAGATGGGATGGCAAAGTTAGTTTCTTTGGTTTAGGTGGCAATACATATCTAGCTCTAGTGGGAGAAATATTACCTATACTGGAAAATGCAGGAGTGTATGTAGAATTAGAAGATCAACGAACACCACGCAATTTTGAATTTAAATTAATAGATGAAAATTATCTATCTGATATTAACTGGCCCAAGAATCATCCCTGTGCTGGACAAGCTATAACTCTGAGAGATTATCAAGTGGAAACCATAAACAAGTTTCTAGAAAATCCTCAATGTATTCAAGAGATTGCCACAGGAGCAGGCAAAACAATTGTCACTGCGGCTCTATGTAGATTGGTTGAAAATTATGGACGTACTTTAACTATTGTGCCGAACAAAAGTCTTGTTACACAAACAGAAGAAGATTTTCTAGCTTGTAATCTAGATGTGGGAGTATACTATGGAGACCGAAAAGAATTAGGCAGACATAACACAATTGCTACTTGGCAATCATTAAACGTATTGGAAAAGAAAAGTAGAGATGATGAAACTACAGCATTCCTTGAAGCTATAGAAAATATTAATACTATTATAGTGGATGAAGTACACATGGCAAAAGCTGATGTGTTAAAAAGAATGTTAACAGGACCGTTTGCCAAATGCGGCATACGTTGGGGACTCACAGGCACAGTGCCGAAAGCCGATTATGAATTCTATGGATTAAAATGCAGCATAGGAGAAGTGGCCAATAAGATAGCAGCCAAAGAATTACAAGACAAGGGGGTATTGGCACAATGTAATGTTAATGTGTTACAAACTCAGGACCATCCTGAATTTAAAAATTATCAAGAAGAATTAAAATGGCTAACCACTGATGAAACCCGAATGTCGTGGATCGCAAAAACCATTGAAGATATTGCAACCACAGGCAATACAATGATTTTAGTGGATAGAATATCTGCTGGGGAATTGTTAGAGAAGAAAATACCAGACAGTGTGTTTATATCTGGATCTACAAAAAATACTGAAAGAAAAGAACACTACGATGAAGTTTCTATAGCACAACACAAAGTTATTATTGCTACCTATGGTGTGGCTGCTGTGGGAATAAACATACCTAGAATCTTTAATTTGGTATTGATAGAACCCGGCAAGAGCTTTGTGCGTGTGATACAGAGCATTGGTAGGGGTATAAGAAAAGCAGAAGACAAAGATCACGTTAACATATGGGATATAACTTCCAGTTGTAAATTTGCAAAAAGACACCTTGGGCAAAGAAAAAAGTTTTACAAAGAGGCCAATTACCCGTATAATATAGAAAAGATAGATTATGAAAATCCTTACATTAGAAAATAAAACATACGTACTGGAAAAGATACCAGAATATGTGGACGACAAATTAAGATTTGCAGTGTTGGATAACTCTAATCCGGCTGATCCAGATTACTTCTTTATACCATTAATATTCTTAGAATCGTTTAATGCTCCGGCAGCAGTGCTACAGATTGGTACTTATAAAATTAAAATGCCACTAGATTGGAAGATGATCATAGGAGATCCCGAACAGGGAGAATTACATGTGTTGCCATTGACCAGTTTGAACGATCGAGGGTTTAATGCGTTTATGTTTAATCCTATATCGGATTCTAAACCCAGTTTTGCTGAAGTGGACATTGTGGACATATATCAAGAAGTCAAGTGGTACTTCCCTAAAATTAAATCGGGACAGATATTAGCAGTGCCGCTTACAGACGATGACAATCCTCCATGTGCCTATTTTGTCAAAGACATATCTAGACAATCAGAGTTCATGGATTACGGTTCAGTATGGTAAAAATAAAAGACAATGTGGTTCGTATGGAAGCACCGGTTATTATAGTTCCGGACGAACAGGAACGAGAGATACCTGTGTTAATGAATCGACACTACATCACATGGATTATGGAACATGCTAAAAAAAAGAAATTAAACATACAAGGCTATCAGTTAAAAGGCAAGAATATAGAAATAACTTTTAAAAATCCCAAACATGCATCGGTATTTGCACTAACATGGAGAGAAGATGAGTGAAGAAAAGAAAAAAAAGTTTTTTGAATTAAGGAATGGTATGAAAGCCATAGACTTTCGTAACAAAGATTATTACGATAGAATAGACGATCATGAGAGATCCTTGTATAGTCCATACATGATCATGCGTTATGCTTCTGCAGTATCGGGTGATAGATTTTTTCAAGAACATTATGTGGAAATGATCAATGAGTTTGTTAATAAACATCTTTTTACATTGAGCAGTAAACATAAGAAACTTTGCTGGCAGTTGACTTCCATGTGTGGCGGATTAAAACAACAGTTCCATCCATGGATCAAACCTATGAAGAAAACTCCCAACAAGTCTTTACAAACTCTTATGGACATTTATCCCAACACCAAACAATCAGATCTAGAAACACTGGATAAACTCATAACCGACAGCGAACTAGAACAACTGCTAGAGGATCATGGAAAACAATCTTAATACCTGTACGTTTTGCGGCAAGAGTTTTACAAAAGAAAGAACTCTACAAGTTCACGTATGTGAACCTAAACGAAGACATCTGCAGAAGAGTGAGAAGTGGGTACAGAATGCTTTCATGGTGTTCCAACGATTTTATGAAGTACATCAAAATAATAATAAACCCAAAACCTATGAGGACTTTTGCAAGAGTGCATACTATAATGCTTTTGTAAAATTTGGCAGATACATCATGCATATCGATCCACTCTATCCAGAAAAATATGTTGACTATGTGATACGTTCAAGAATTAAATTGGATCATTGGGCTAGAGACGATCTCTACGAGGCCTATCTCATAGATACTCTCAAAACAGAACCAGTGGAAGCAGCTCTCACAAGATCCATCCAGACCATGATGGATTGGGCAGAAGAACAGAACGTACAATGGGCAGATTATTTTCGTTTGGTTAATACTCCGCGATCGGTGCAACACATACAGACTGGCAAATTATCTCCGTGGTTGGTGCTTGGTTGTTCAGCTGGCAAAAAAATGTTAAAATCATTTTCAGACGAACAATTACAAATGGTACAAAGATTTATTAATCCGGAGTTTTGGTCAAACAGATTTAAAACCAACATGGCAGATGCTCTGTTTGTACAGGAGACAGCACGGGAGGCCAAAATTGAGTAATAAAGTTAAAATGGAAGAAGGCATAGATGTGGCTGCCGGTGATTGTATTATAGTGATCAAAGAAAATGGATCTATTGGTGAAGTGATACTGCCAGAAGTTAATAATCCTGCACAAGAGAGCAAGGGTTATAAATTGACGTTGGATGTATTAGAATTTATTGATCGAGAAAAAGGTGCATTGATACGATCGGAAACCAATAGAAAGAAATATAACTGATGCCTGATGTAGATATAGATTTTGCAAACAGAGAACAAGCACTGAAGTTATTCAAACATGTGCCTGCCGCCATCATCAAAGATGAAGAGATCGAAAAACATAAAACTGGTGTGTACTTTCAAGAAGTGCCTGTGGATCCTATCAATAACTGTTGTAGTTTTGATTACAAAAGAGCAGAAGAGCGTGGATACTTTAAAATAGATCTATTAAATGTAAATCTTTATGAAGGCATCAAGACCGAACAAGAATTGGTAGAGTTGATGCTGGAAGAGCCAGATTGGAACATGCTGAGAGATAAAACTATTGTGGATCAACTGTTTCATATCAATGGGCATTTTGATATAGTCTTTAAATTAGAACCAAAAAATATTGAACAGTTGGCATCTGTGTTGGCAATCATTAGGCCTGCCAAGCGCCATCTCATGCACAAGTATTGGTCAGAGATATTGAAGGAAGTTTGGCTAAAACCCAACGATGACAGTTACTTTTTTAAAAAATCACATGCAGTTGCATATGCTCAGGCAATTGTGGTGCAGATGAATTTAATAAAACGAAATACGATCTAAACAGGTCGACGCATCAACTGTATGGTTCTGCGTTTGATTCTTTTTTTAGATATATCATCCAAACGTACCACCGGTCCGTGTGCAATTTTTATATCTTTAGTGGATAGAGTTACTATTGTGCTTCTAAAATAGATAAAGTCTTTCTTAAGGAATATATTAATGGGTATTTTCCTATTGGATTCCCACCACCAAGTTTCGCCCAATCTTAAAAACTTCATTTTATCTGCTGGCAACATAATTCTGCCATAATCATAGAATGTGGTAACTTGATTATCTTGATTCTGTACGATACCCACGTACTCTAGGTCGCCTTTGCGTATAAGCGACAAGAATGGGAACTTGGTCTTTAGGGTTTCAAAAATTTCATTCATAGTATATTCAATAAATACAGTGAGCAATGAACTATGCAAACTGTATCAAGGTATT